GACTATCATTGGGATGGTGTTGAAAAAATGTATATGAAACACAAAATTACGGCAGAAGATATTTCTCGCCGTTGGATTTACGCACCTGATGCGGTTACATTTGTGACTGGTGTTTTGCCATTTGATGATTCCAATTCATCAATCAATATGTTTGACTTGCGTTATCAATTGCGTTTGCATGACCTTTATGACTTTACATCGGTATCTTATGTGTCATATGAAATCACCATGCAACACATTCGTTCATTGCAACTATTGTTTTCTGGCACACCGCAATTTCGTTTCAATCGTCATATGAATAAATTGTTCCTTGACATTGATTGGGACAGAGATTTGCAAGAAGGTGAATATGTTGTTGTTGAATGTTATCGTAAACTAAGACCAGATTCAATTACACTAACAGGTGCAGTTACAGGCAACACATCTTCAAATACTTTAATTGGGTACGGCACAATTTTTGACCAAGAAGTTTTAGAAAATGACTTCATCGTAATTGATGGTCAATCAAAACAAATTCGTAACATTAACTCATCAACACAAATTACATTAGTTGGTCCAATGAGTGCAAATGTGAACAATGTTTCAGTCACCATATCAGGTATCTCTGATATTTGGAATGACCGCTTTATGAAAAAATATACCACCGCATTGATTAAAAAACAATGGGGTAACAACCTTAAAAAGTTTGGTGGTATTCAAATGCCTGGTGGCGTTACATTAAATGGTAAAGAAATATACGATGAAGCCGCAGAAGAAATAAAAGAGATTGAAGAAGAAATGTTTAACTTCAATAGTCTCCCAAGCGAAATCTTTACTGGATAATAATGAATGCCTACCAATTTTTACTTCAATAACTTTCCTCTTGAGCAGATTACCTCAGAGCAATTGCTCGTTGAGGATTTGGTCATTGAAGCCATGCAAATCTATGGCATGGATGTTTATTATCTTCCCAGAACAGTAAGAGCAGGTAATGAAATAGATTATCTGTATGGTGAAGATACACTTAAAGAATATAAAACTGCATACCAAATTGAGATGTATCTCGAAAATGTTTCGGGTATGGATGGTGAACAAGACTTCATTTCTAAATTTGGTTTAGAGATTCGAGATGAAGTATCATTATTGGTATCTCGCCGCAGATTTAATTACTCAGTAGGTGCTGCAAATTTATTGCATCCTAGAGAAGGTGATTTAGTTTATATTCCTTTGGTGCAAAACTTTTTTGAAATTACATTTGTTGAACATGAAAATGACCAAGCAATGTATTACACATTAGGTCGTGGTCGTGGCGGTAATGTTTATGTTTATGCATTAAAACTTAAACAGTTTGTATTTTCAAACGAAATTATTTCTACTGGTATTGATGAAATCGATGAACAAATTCGTGATAACTATACCAGAAGTCAACTTACAATGTCTGCCTCTGTTGGTTCAGGAACTTATACCTTAGATGAAATTGTATTTCAATCACCAGACAGAACATTGGCCAATGCAACCGCTCAAGCAATCGTTCATGCATGGTCAACAAGTCCAACTAGAAAATTGGATGTTTATCGGGTAATTGGTACTTTTGCTAATGCATCAAACACAATAGGTGCAACATCAGGTGCATATTACAGAACATCTGGTACAATCAATGATGATGCATTTGATAACAATGCATTTGAAGATATTATTGACAACAAGAGAATTGAAACTGAATCCGATTCAATCATTGACTTTACAGAAGTTAACCCATTTGGTGAAGCATAATGTTAGGTAATTCACATTTTTATAATCGCACAATTCGCAAAATTGTGGTTGGATTTGGAACAATTTTTAATGACATTTATCTTCAAAGATATAATAAGTCAGGGTCAACTGCGTATGAAAAATTTAAAGTTCCTCTTTCATATGGTGCCAAAGAAAAATATTTAACTCGTATTACTTCAGACCCAACTTTGATGAAATCTATCAATACCTTGGTGCCTCGTATTTCATTTGAACTAACCGGAATCTCATACGATTCTGGAAGAAAACAAGTATCTACATTACAAAATTTTAATAATTCTGCCACAGGTTTAAAAACACAATATTTACCTGTTCCATATGATTTTAATTTTTCATTGTCAATCTATGTTCGTAACACAGAAGATGGCACTCAAATCATAGAACAAATTTTGCCATTTTTTACACCAGACTTTACTGTTTCAGTAAACTTTATAAGTGAGATGGGTAAAAAATATGACATGCCAATTATTTTAAATTCTGTAAACACGACAACAGATTATGAAGGTGACATGATGAGCACCCGATTAATTATTTGGGATTTAGAGTTTACAGTAAAATCATTTTTATGGCCACCAGTAAAGAGTGGACAAGGACTGATTGGAGAATCATATGCAAATACTGCCGCACCAGGTGGTGTTTCATATGGTCGTGTAATTACAAACATGCATATCGAACCTAACGATACAATCACACAACAAGTTACTGTTGATTATGCAAATGGAAATAATTACTTTACAACAGGTGAAACAATACGAGTTCAAAACAGAGGCGAGATTACCGGTAAAGTATTATATTTTAGCAACTCAAATACAGGTACATTGATTGTTGGAAGTTTAACTGAAACACTTGAAGCCAACAATGTTGTTCGTGGCGATTATAGTGGCGCAAAATATAGAATTACTGCGGTTGATAAAACACCAATTAAAGTAGTTCAAATTGTAACTACTGCTAATCCAATTAATTCTGAACCTGATGACGAGTTTGGATTTTCTGAAACTATAACGGAATGGCCTAATATAAGATGAAGAAGTTAAATGAAAAATTGTCTGAAGTTTTAGATGTAGAACCCATTCAATTTGAAGTTGTCGAATCTAAAGAACCAACACCAGTAGAAACTTTGCCCGCAACTGTCGTAGATGACGATGCTTCTTTTGCAAGATGCAATATTCGAAATCTTATTGAAAAAGGCAATCAAGCAATGGATGATTTGTTGAATGTTGCAAAAGCATCTGAACATCCAAGAGCATATGAAGTAGCCGCAGGATTAATTAAAAATTTAGCAGACTTGAATAAAGACTTACTTGAAATACAAAAAAGACGAAAAGATTTGTCTCCACAAGAAGCGTCATCTGTTAAAAATGTAAATGTAGATAAAGCAGTATTTGTTGGGTCTACCGCAGAATTAGTCAAACTTTTAAAAACTAATAAATAGGTCACTATGGAAACTTTAATCGAAATGATGCGTAAGGTTTTGGCAGATACTTTTGCCATGTATCTTAAAGCACACAACTATCATTGGAATGTGGAAGGTTCAAACTTTCCGCAATATCACGATTTTTTTGGAAATCTTTATCAAGAACTGCATGGTGCGGTTGATCCAATTGCAGAAGAAATTCGTGCATTAGATGCCTATGTGCCTGGTTCACTTTCTCGTTTCTTAGAACTTACTGAAATTGAAGATGAACTTTCTATTCCAAATGGTGTAGAAATGGCACGCCGTTTAATGGTAGATAATCAAAAAGTTATTATGACACTCGACATAGCATTTAAATTAGCAGATGAACTTGACCAACAAGGTTTGGCAGATTTTATTGCAGGTCGTTTAGATACACATAAAAAACACGGATGGATGCTTCGTAGCATTACAAAATGAGTGATGGATATCTTGGTAATGACAACCTAAAACGAATTGGTGTAGAATTACAATACACCGAAGAGCAGGTCAAAGAAATATTAAAATGTTCGGAAGACCCTCTTTATTTTGTTAGAAATTATGTAAAGATTGTCAATGTGGACAAAGGTCTTGTCCCATTTGAAATGTGGCCTTTCCAAGAGGATATGGTCAAAACATTTCACAACAATCGTTTCTCAATTTGTAAAATGCCTCGCCAGGTTGGTAAAACAACAACTGCGGCAGGTTACATGTTGTGGTCCGTTTTATTCCAAGAAAATTACAATATTGCCATTCTTGCAAACAAGGGTTCTCTTGCTCGTGAGATTTTAGGCCGTATTCAGTATGCATATGAGTATCTTCCACTTTGGTTGCAACAAGGCATCAAAGTTTGGAATAAAGGTAATATTGAACTAGAAAATGGTTCTAAGATTAACGCATATGCAACATCTTCTGCTGGTGTTCGTGGCGGCACATATAATCTAATTTTCTTAGATGAGTTCGCTTTCGTTCCTAAAAACATGGCAGACGATTTCTTTACTTCTACCTACCCTGTTGTTACTTCAGGTAAAACAACAAAAGTTATCGTTGTTTCCACACCATACGGATTGAATCATTTCTACAAAATGTGGATTGATGCGTCTGAGGGTCGTTCTCTATACAAACCATTGGAGGTCCATTGGTCTCAAGTGCCAGGTCGTGATGCCAAATGGAAAGAAGAAACGATACGCAACACTTCCGAAGAACAATTTAGGCAAGAATTTGAAACTGAGTTTATCGGTTCATCGGCAACACTTATTTCAGGCTCTAAACTTCGTAGTTTGGCATTCTTCGACCCAATCTACCAAGAAGAATGTTTTGATATTCACGAACAACCAAAACCAGGTAGATTGTATATCTGCACAGTTGATTGTTCTGAAGGTGTTGGCGGAGACTATTCGACAATCAATGTCATTGATGTTTCGGAAACACCCTATAAACAAGTCGCTAAATATAGAAATAATAAATTACCTTTATTGTTCTTTCCAACAATCATCTATTCGGTTGCAAAAAGATACAATGAAGCATATGTTTTGATTGAAACAAACAACATTGGCCAACAAGTTGTTGACATTTTACACTATGATTTGGAATATGAAAATATTTACAAACTAGAACATCATCATATTAAAGGGCAAAGTATTTCAGGTGGTTTTAAGAGGTCTACCAGTTTTGGTATCAAGACCACTAAATCAGTCAAAAAGATTGGTTGTGCAAACTTAAAAACTCTTGTTGAATCTGATAAACTGATAGTCAGAGACTTTGATACTATTGCCGAAATGAATACCTTTGTTCGTGTGAGAGATTCATACGAGGCCGAAGAAGGTAATAATGACGATTTGGTGATGGGTCTTGTTTTGTTTTCGTGGTTAACAGCACAATCATACTTCAAAGATTCGACAAACATAGATATCCGAAAGGTTCTTTTAGAAGAACAAAATCTGTTAGGAGAAGAGGAACTAACACCGGTCGGAATTATAGATGACGGAAGAAAAGAAGAAGTCATCATTGATTCTGGTGATGTTTGGACTGAACGAGGTTACCATACCTCAAGCTTATAAAAAACTAAATAGACGATAAAAAGAATTCTATCCTATAACAAAAGGAGAAATCCATGGCATTTCAGCTCTCACCAGGCGTAAATGTATCAGAAATTGACCTGACTACAATTGTGCCTTCAGTCGCCACTAGCATTGGCGCATTTGCGGGGCCGTTTGCTTGGGGTCCAGCCAGTGAAATCATTACTATTTCTGACGAGGTTCGCCTTGCCGACAGATTTGGTAAACCTGATTCTACAAATTATGAATACTGGTTCTCAGCAGCAAACTTCCTAGCATATACAAATACACTAAAAATTGTTCGTGCGGTATCAATTGCCGACACTCGTAACGCAGTTGCAAATAATCAAGCAACTGCTGTTCTGATTAAAAACGAAGATGATTGGGAATTAAACTACTCAACTGGCCAAGGCGCAGTCGGTGAATTTGCCGCACGCTATCCTGGTTCAATTGGTAACTCTCTCAGAGTTTCTATGGCAGATGCCAACACATATAGTGGTTGGTCATTTGCTTCTAGCTTTGCAAGCAGACCAAATACATCAACATATGTAATCAATCAAGGCGGAAGCTATGATGAACTTCATATGATTGTTATCGATGAAGATGGTAAATTTACAGGAACTAAAAATACAGTTCTTGAAGTATTCCCATTTGCTTCTAAAGCCGCTGATGCAAAAGACGATTCTGGTAATTCAACCTATTATAAGAATGTTCTTGCATCACAATCAAAATATATTCAATGGATGGATCACCCAACCACAGGTACAAATTGGGGTGGTAATTCATCAATCGCATTTGCAAATCTAACTGCCAATGTAACAGTATCACT